TTATCAATTGATTGTGTCTCAAAATTTCCGGTTAATCTTAAATTATTATCGGAACCATATGATTCAATATGTTCTTTATGTCTATTTTCAAATGATGTGAATATTGATTTGAAGTATTCTTCCTTGCCATCATTTCTCATTTTGTCGTTTGAAAAGTTAGTATGTAAACCAGATCCGTTCCATTCTCCGTATTTAAGTGGTTTTGGATGTAGATTAACCCCATAATTATATTTTTCGGAAATTTTATATAAAAAGTACCTGGTCATCCACAAATCATCACCCGCCTTTAATTTACCTTTTGAAAATACTTGGTATTCCCATTGACCTAATGCAACCTCAGCGTTGATCCCTGTAATATCAATTCCGTATTTTAAACACATATCCATATGTTCTTCAACAAAATCTCTTCCTGCAACATATTCACCTACACCACAATAATATTTACCTTGTGGTTCCAAGTTGTTTTCATCGTGACCTAAAATACATTTATTTTTTATATCCTGTATAAAATATTCTTGTTCAAACCCAAACCATAAATCTTCTTGTTCTTCAATTAGTTTTGATCTTGTATTAGTTTTGTGTGGAGTACCATCAGAATTCATTACTTCACACAACACGTAAATTGTGTTTGTATGATTGTAAAAATAATGTCTAACAGGTATTAAAATACAATCAGAACTACCTGTCTGAGCTTGTTTTGTTGATGACCCATCAAAGTTCCATTTTGGAAAATTACCTAAAACCAAACAATTTCTAATTTCTTCGTATTCAACAATTTTAATTTTACTTCTCAAATTTGGTTCTGGTGTATACCCATCTAACCAAACATATTCTAATTTACACTTCATTTATTCTCGTTTATATATTTTATTATTTCCTCTTTTGTTTTTCCCTCATTAAATATTTTGTAGACATTATGTGAAAATTCATCTGTACTGATAACCGCATCAGCATCCAAATAGGTCATAATATTGTCAACGTTTAACAATATTCCTTCTTTTCTTAAAAATCTTTTATTAAAACCCATTTGTTAAAAAATAAGAATAATTTATATTAAATTCAATTATTTTAAAAATATTTTTTTAGATTGTTTTTGTCTGTGGAATTTAATGGCAAATCTGTGTACTTCTTCTTGTATTTTACCAAAAAGTGTAAAGTTCTTATAATCCTTTATGTTAAATTCCGTACCGTCTATCTTATGAATAACTGAAGACTTATGGTTAGAGTCCTTAGATATTGAAATTAAATCTATCTTATCAGTTAAATTAAGTTTTTCAAACACTCTTTTTGCAACACCTAATTGTCCTTTACCCCCATCAATTAAAATAAGATCAGGTAGTTTTTGTTTTTCATCAATAAGTCTTTTTAGTCTTCTTTGTAAGATCTCATCAAAAGATGCGTAGTCATCAATACCAACAAAACTTTTAATATTGTATTTACGATACTCAGATTTTAATGGAACACCATCATCAAACCTAACCGAAGCCGCAACATTAGAATCTCCTTGGTTATGTGAATTATCAAAAGCCTCAATAACCTGCGGTATATTTTTCAGATTTAAAATATCCTTTATTTCAAAGATATTTTTTTTGCGTTTCTGAATTCTTATTACCTCTAACTTATTATCAATTGTTTCCAATACTGTAAGTTTCGATAATATAGTCTGAGCTTTTTCATATTCCGTATTATTTGAATAATGTTTCATTAATTTTTTTATCTTTGACTTTAATCCATCCAAATCAAGAGAAAGAACTTTTTTAACGTCACGAACTATTTCATTATAGTAAAACTTTTTAATACCATTTACGCAAGGGGCATTACATCTACCAAGATGAAATTCTAAACAATTTTTAAATTTTTCTTTTAGAATATTTTCTTCTGTAAGATCGTAAGAACAACTACGAAGTTCAAAGATATCATGAATAAGATCATATACTTCACGACACAACATTCCTGAAGTAAAATCAAGACTTACTCTATCGTCTTGTTTATCTCTTACTATTTCAAGTTTAGGAAATTCTTCGTCCGTAAAACATAAGGACCATTTTCTAGTCTTATCATCTTTACCCTTGATATTAAACTTTGGTTTGTATAGTTTAATTAATTCTTCTTCAAGGATTATTGCCTCTTGTTCTGATGAGGTAATTTTAAACTCAACATCGTGAATGTTCTCAACGAGGGTTTTTGTTTTACCAGTTTGATTTTTTTGGAAATAAGAGGAGACTCTTTTTGGTAAGAACTTTGACATACCAACATAAATTATTTGCCCTTTGTTGTTTTTAAACAAATAGCAACCTGAATTTTTTGGTATGTCCTTAAGTCTTTCTAAAATCATATCACAAAGATACAATTTTTTTTAGATACTATCAAATAATTTTTCGGGATCTGTGTACATAGTTCCACATTGGATACAAACTAAAATGTCCAAAGGTTTTACTTTATTTCCATCAATTCTTCTTACACTTTGGATTTTTATTTTATTGTTTTCTCTACAAGAAGGACAATTCATTAGATCAATCTTTAATACTTCTTCTTGCTCGTTTTCTTGAGTCTCTTGGTTTAATTCTTCATTTTGATTTTCAGGGGTAATGTTTTCTTCCATTTTTTAATTTTTAAAGGTGTTATTTATTTCCACAAGTTCTTTACGTTTTAAAGTAATCTTATATTCTAAATCAACAATATAAGGTAAGGATATCATATCATCATAATCACACTTACTCATTTGTGTTTTGAAATTTTTTATCAGTTTTTCACAAGTAGTTATTTGATCCCAAGTATTACAGGACTTAATAACCTTTTCTATCCATTTTTTTGTTTTACTAAAATCTGTCATTTATTAATAATTTATAAATACACAATTCTCTAATTCATAAAGGTGATTTCTTCCTCTTGTCGATCTTACATATAAATTTACTATATGTCCATATATTTCAAACTTTTTACGTTCTTCACCTTCTTTAACTGGTTTTAATGATTCCTTAAAATTGGTATGAATTCCCATTATTGTTTCAACATTTTTAACTTTGTCTGTCCAGTTGGATAACCCATACTTACCGTTATATCTAAACTCTTTACCTATGAGTGATGACAAATCAAAACAATAGTTATCATCCTTGTTATCGGATATTAATGGATTTTTTTTACCTGTTAATTCCTCATAGTACGGATTTAACTCACCGGTATATGGATCATGTGTAGGTATTTCTGTTTTCATTATTTATAAAGATTATATAAACTATTTGCAATTAACTTTAATTCTCTTTCAAGTTGTGCAATTTTTTTTCTATCTTCTTCTAAAGTGGTTTCAGTACTAGCTGCTCTTATTTCAGAAACCTCATTTAATATAAGTCTATGGGTATTCATTAATTTACCCTGTAATATTTTTTTATCTTCACTCATGTTTTTTATTTATTTTTTATCATTTAACTATTGCCAGTGTGAGTTGATTTATTAAAGTTTGTAACTCACCAAATTCGTGGAATCTTACTGATGGATCCGTATTAAAAAACTCAACATACCAATTCCCTTCTTTTATTTCCTCGTTAGTTGGTGTAATGAATGTCAACCCATCAACAATGTCCAACACGTAGTAATAAGAGTCATCTTCATCGTGCTCTTCTATTAGTTCACTTTTAAATCCTAAAAGGATTAGTTCTTTTTCTGTCATATTATTTATTTTTTAATGTGTTCCATTTGTTAAACTTACCCCATGTTTAAAACCGTGAATAAAATCGGTTATATCCTCATCAGTCATATCTTTAAATGTCAATCCAACAACAACACCAATTTCATTACCAAGATCCAAAATATCACCTGTATAGTTCATTCTGTTAACGGTTTCTTTTAATGAGTTTGCAATGTAATTAAGTTTTGTGTTATCAAATTCCCTACTCATATTATTTAGTTTCAATAATTGTGTATGTTCCTTCAATTACTCCCCAAGAAGATTCTTCGTGAAATTTATAAATCTGACAAGAATCTTGTGGTGACATTTCTCTTGTCAAATACCAAACTTGGGTTTCCTTCCAAGTAACATTAATTAATTTTTGTCCTTTTGGTAATGTAATTGTTCCGTCTCCGCCCCAACTTTTTACTCTACTGTTTTCTGTACAAGATGTTACCATAACACCCAACATAATTGCCAATAATACTTTCTTCATTTTACTATTTTTTATTTAAATCTATTATCTTTTAAAACATAAGGTGGATTAATTCTTACCTCAGATCCGTCACTATTAAAGTAATATGCGGTATCACCATCAAAACTAATTGTATCTGTATACCAAATAGCCGGATGAGGACCTTTATTGGTAATAACACTACCTTTTATTTTATACCTATAATCGTTTCTTCCACAGGAAACTACGAGTAATACTATAAGAACACTAATTAACTTTTTCATCTTTCATTATTTTATCTGTAAACATATTATTTTCAGGATCATGTTTCCCTAAGTTATATGTTGTAAATGTACCATTTTCAAAGTATATTCTCAACATTAGATAACCTAATTCAGAAACATAAATTTTATCAACAGTACCTAATCCTTTAAGGGTTTCTATTAGAACCGGATCTTTCATATTATTCAACAATTATTTTTACTTTTTTGGTTGGTGCAAATGATACTCCCCAATCTTTTTTTACTTCTTCTTTACTTTCTTCTTCATCTATTTGACAAAACCATTGATTTTGTTCGATTATTACCATTTCTTGATCTGTTATGTCAAGTTGTTCAGGTAAAGCGACAATTTTAAATGCCTTTGTTAGTGATAATTTTGAATCAATAATTAAGTTCAGGACTTGTTCGTTTTCACATTTAACCACACTTGGGAATTCTCCTCCTACGGTAACAACCGCATTGTCCCCTACTTTTATTGGATCAGCGGAAACTAAATAAGTTTTTTGATCTATGTTGAATAATCTTACTGTTTTTTTCATTTATTTTTTATTATATACGTATTTATGGTTGTAGTTTCCGCATTGATCGCAAGATGTTCCTTCATCGGATTCTTCAACATTATATTCATATTCATCAGACAAATTAACAATAATTTCGGCAATCACAGTCCAATCATTCATCCCCATTCCACCTTTTAATTCGTGTAGTCTTGAGATTAACTCATCTTGTATGTCCTCAACTACCTTTGGATCTCTATTGTCGTATTCGTGTATGAACAAAGACTCTCCATCAATTTCTACATCAGGACCAAAACAATTTTCCTTTAAAATAATTTCTTTCATTTTTTAAAGTTTAATAAAATACCAACTTCTTGGTTTTTTGTTTCCGTTATCGGTCCCCATTCGCCTTTATAGGTAATACCTCTTACTGGTTTATTATCAATCCAAACATATTCTTCATCCTCTAAACATCTTGGTTTATCTGTAATCAAGTCATGAAACTTGAATCCGTGTCTCCATAACCAAGCAAGAGTGGTCCCTTTATCTTTATACTCTCTAGCGGTAAAAAAAACAATTTTGTTTCCTTCATCGTAAAGTTTATTTATCTCTTCCTTGGATCCTTCGTATGGTTTTGCAATTGAGTATAGATCACTATCCTCGTTTTTTATGTCATCACATACCGTTCCGTCAATATCAATCAAATAAACTCTTTTTTTCATAAACTTAAATTATTCATAAAACTCATATCTAAAATATAATCTTTTAAATTTTTTACTAAAGATTCTGCATCACTTTTTTCATACATACCAGGGTATCTTTCAGCAAGTTTGTTTGTTTCCTCCATATCACGACAACTATTTAATATATCCTGCAACATAGATTTTAACATATGTTCCTTACTATAATTGTCCTCAATGTTTTTTTCAAACACCTTACCTTCAAGTTCTTGAGTATATTCTATTAACTCATCAACAGGAGTTAGATCCATTAGATGTTCATTATTTTTGAATATTTGTCTTATATTTTTCATTTAAAAAATTTTATAGTTCCCAAATACTTTTTTTTTATTAGGGAATTTATAATAAAACCATAACATTACTTTTAATATCTGTCTTTTCACTTCCAAAGTAGTTGTATTATTAATATCATAAATGATAAAAATAAACAAACGTATGTTTTTGTTGTTAGAGGTTCACTAAATACCGCCCAACTTAACCACGTAAATACCATTGCCCCTATACTAAAACCTATTAATCTGGAGGGCCACATTTCACCACCAAACGCAGAAATCATATTTTTTACTGAAAACATAAATAACATAGATATTGGTATACCTGTTAATACTGTCAACCAATAGTGATCTTTAATCCAATCAAATTTTAGTTGTCCTTGTAGTTGAAAAAATGTTAGTATCTGAGCCAAACCCCCAAAAACAATACCGATTAAAAGATTATTTATATTTACCATATTTTAATTACCTCAATTATTCTTTTAAAAAAAGTTTTTAATTTATTATTTTTTTTTATTTCTTTTTTTGAAAATCTTCCATGATTACCCATACTATCGTAATCAGCACAATCCATATACGCCATTGGTGACGGCATATCGCTATATTCGCACCACAAATCTTCTTTATTTATTTTTTTATTTTTCATCCTAAGTAGTTTAAAATCTTTTCTTTAACTCCTGATTGTTTAATACCTTCATTTGATTTTGGTGTTAATACAAAATTATCAATTGCCCATTCATCCTTCCAAGGCTCCCCAATCTTACCCATATTTAAATCATCTATAGAAACCCAGTGAGTTATTTCAGGGTGATCGTGAAGATATTGTTTAATTTCAATAGTTCGTAATTGTTCTGACTCCCATCGTGGTGACCACATAAATAAATTACCATGAACCGTACAATGTTGTATGTTAGGTGTCAAAGCAATTGGTCGTTTGATAATACCCTGACTTTCGTAGTAATCTCCAAGTTCTTCAAGAGTTGCGTGTAATTTCCAATCTGAACTTACAACAATTTCAGCTCCCGTTTCTTCAAGTATCTCATTAAGTACCTTAATAGCCTTTGTGTCAAAATCATCAAAACGATATTCAACAGGTGAGTCTTTTTTTTCTTTACTACCATCAGGGTTTTCACTACGGTATTTTGCCCATTTCTTAGTTCGTCCACCCCAATTGTTGGAGAGACATATAACTCCGTCGTTGTCTAAAAATATAACCTTCATAGATACAAATATAATAAAAAAATTTTGATTTTACAAATAAAATAATTACGAATGTTTTTCGTTATAACTTTTTGCCTTTTTAAAATACTCCTTTGCGGACATTTTAACTATTTTTGGGTATTCGTTTAAATACCAAGATATTACCTGATCTAAAGTTTTAAACTCAATGTCACTCATATCGTATGTGAATTCAAGATGAAATTCATCTTCTTCAATATAATTATTATCAGGTTCTTTCCAATCACCTCTCGTATAGTATTCAAAACGAAAACTAATTATCATTGACCGCCTACTTGAACATAAAAATGGTTGAGCGTATCCATAAGTAGTTTCTACAACCTCAGACCCATTAATAATTGATGTATTCCAATGAAATCCATTACCATCATACTCTTCATTTGTTATTTCTATTTCATCAACTTTTAATATTTCTGGTATATCTTTAGTTTGAAAAATGTAATAAAACATTATCTCAGTTAGTTCTTGACAACTAAAGTTATTTCCATTTTTTGGTTTTAAAAAAATCTTAGCTGCAGATAAAGGTAATTTAAATCCCCTTAATGTTTCATAATAACCAACATTATCTGACATTTTAATTAGTTGTTTTGATATATCATTTGCTTGTGATTCATTAAGAATATATTTCATAACAATAAATATGGTATTAAATTAAAAACCCCACTTAGATGGAGTTTTATATAACTTCATGGGCTTTTAAAGACCAAGGATCAAAAAAATTATTAACATCACAAACCATAATCTCATTAGTCTTGGCGTTGTAATATAAATCACCATTATTTATTGGTTCCAATAATTTTGTCAAATATGTTTTTCCTTGGTATTCAATATATAGTTTTTCGTCTCTATGATTTTCACATAAAGTATAAACCCAACCTTTAATTCTATTTTGTTCTCCCGGTTCTCCACAAACTTCACAAACAGAAAATGTTTCTTTTTCCGCTTCCACCACAAAGTAAAACCCATTTTCTGGTAGGTTATCCAAAAATATGCTCATACCGCCAAATTTTTGTTTAACGTTAATAAAACTTTTGTCCCATCCCATTTTTATTAGTACATCAAAAAGTCTTTGGAGGATCCCTAACCATCCATTTTCAACACCAAATCGTTTTCTTTCTGTTATTGGTTCCAAGTGTGGTTTATGTGAAATTTTTATACCACCAATATTTTTCAAAAAGTTTTCAAATTCCTGATCTGTCCTGTGATTATCATTCATTCTTACCCCCATTTTTTCTTTCTATTTTAACCATGGTTAAAGCGTTTGTCAATATCCAATAATTGTCCCAAAAACCACCTCTATCATCAAGGAATATATTAGCGTATATCTTACCATTTACGCCATATGGTTTATCCCATTCAGGATGCATTTTATTTACTCCGTGTACGGTGATCCCAAGTTCTTCAACTTGTTCTTTTGCTTTTTCTAATTGGTATTCACTTCTTGCGGTATTGATTAAAAATATAATACCTTCCTTTTGGCATTCCAAAATTAAATCAACCATTTTTTTACAGTTGTCTTTAATTTCTTCATTATAAGGAATAATTGTATCATCAAGATCACAACCAATTATAATTTTACCATTTTTTAACCATTCGGTAACTAACCTATTTGTGTAAAAGTTTACGTGATGTCTCATTTAATCAATTTTAATAACGCCCATAATTCTTAATTGTGCAAGTAATGCACAACCCCAACCTCCACTGGCAATCCAATTCTCTAATACAATACACATTCCAACGTTTAATACATAAAGTATTGCCAAAAATGTTTCAATTTTTCTATTCATAATTTAAAGATAATGTTTATTTTCTTCGAACCAAAGTTCTTTTATTTTTTTGACCGATATTTTTTCTTTTGTCGTATCACAAACCAATTCTTTAATACCAACAGATTCTAATTTTTTATCCCATTCAATACAGGACTCTATATTATCGTAATTAAAATTCCATTCATGTTTGAATACTTTACTGTTATTCAATGCCTTTTCTATCGGTAATAAAACATTTAAAGCCTTTAAAGTTTTCTTAAAGTCTTCCACCGATTTCCATTTTTTATGTAAACCTTTTTTGTGTATATATAAAACAATATTACTCATTCCAATCAGGTGATCATCCGTTTCCTTTTCCATATTCTCAACATGGAATGGTAATTTTGATTTAACCTCTTTAACGTTATTATCAAATATAATAGGGTTTCTTAACATTGTAGCACAAGTCTCCAAAATTTGATGGTTATCATTAAAGTCCTCAGTTAATGAATCCATAACTGACATCAATCTTCTAACACATTGATATCTATTTTCCCATTCTTCTTTAGTCCTCATTTGTATTTTCTATTAATGTTTCTTCCTTTATTAATTTAACACTACCCATAGTTTTTGAGTAATATTCTTCAAGATCATAACCACTTTTACCACAGTCACATATTTGCATGTCCCAACGTCTATTTGAGAATGACTCGTGTTGTGTTTTACATTCACCACATTCCCAAGTTACTTTTTTATATGTATTATTTTTCATTCTTTATTTCAATTATAATCATCATTGTCCTCATTAATATGGTCAACGATACATTTGGTTAGATATTCTTCCGTTGTTTCTTCTCTTCTAACAATAGTAGGTAAAGGAATAGTTTGTCCTATATGTCTTCTTAATCTTGGTAAAACTCGTAGTCGTGGTGCAAAGTCTTCCACCTGTGTCGGCATTGGTAATTCATCAACCAATTCTTCTGTTACAGTATCATAACCATTGTATTTTCTAAAAATAATTTTTTCCTCTTCCGAAAATAACTTATAGTTAGGTAATGTTGTTGGTAAACTAGTGTCCGCCTCCATTAAAATGATCTTAATAATATTAATTGGTAGACCTGTTTGGATTGTGTCTATTTGTTTATCTTCTTGATTATACGTTTTAAATACAAGATTTTCATGTGAATCCATGTCGTAAAATTCTTTAACAGGACTATGGAATGCAAATTTTCTATTTTCTTTTTTATCAATTAAATAAATTAAAACTCCTCTTGAATGACTGTAGAAATACGATGCGTCATTAACCATTGCAGTACACCATTTTGTTTGATACCCGTAAGAACAAGATGCCATATAACTTAATGGTCTAAAAATTAAATAATTCTCGTCCTCAAAAATAATACTAATTTCTTTTTTTGACTTTTTGAACATGTCTTTATTCTTAGCCTCAAAAAGTTGCATTTCTAACATATCCCAAGAATCGTATTTACTAATGTCTTTTTCATCAACTAATCCTTTATCCATTAATTTACAAAATTCAACAAATCTTTCCATAGCATCATGACTAAAAAGACTATCACAAACATAATGTCTTATCATATTATTATCAAAATCAGAACTAGGAATAACTTCATCCAAATGATTATTTTGTAAATTACGTATGTAATTTTCTTTAGTTTCATTATTAAAAATCTCCCTTCTTTTATTTATCATTTTAACCAAAAATTGAGTATATTTTTTGGTCTTACTTGTATCGAACTTTCCTAACATTTCAACTAATGTCATGTTAAGATAATCATTTTCTTTTTTTAATTGTTTAATTCCCATTTTCTTCTTTATTTTCTATTAGACATGAACTAAATATAAAAAATTCAAATATAACAAACAATACCCCACCCCAAAAATATTGGGAGATCCACCAATCTATTGGGTTAAATGATTTATTAACTATTACCATGATGGAATACCAAAAAAGGTTTTTTGATAGGAACGGTATTAGATCTAAGTTAAATTTTTTATTCATCATCTTAAAACAAAATTATGTATAATGATTAATAACTCCTCTACTCTATCTGTTTTCAGTATAACGGCTCTATCTTCTTTAACCACAATGTCCATATATCCAAGATCTTCTTTTAATCTGTTTGCTTGGATTTTAATTTCTTTTTTTGCATCATCTTCATTTTTGAAGAATCCAAAGTACGAATCACATTTTCCTGTTTTATCGCACACACCATAAATGATGTCTCTTGACGGTTGTATCATAATTGTTTATTTATATATTTTTATAAAGTTAATAAAAAAAGGTGACTCTTAGTGAGAGTCACCAACATTATTTTTTTCACCGTATATTAAGTAGTCGGGATTTATCACTTTGGATACTTTTCTACGATCACCAGTTACTGATTTAACCACTATACCTTCGTGTGGTACTTTGGTACCTTCTATGTTATTATTGAACACAAACTTATCTTGTTCCTCCTTATTCCAATTACCTTGGTATAATAATTCTACTTGTGGTAATTGTAGGCAATCAAAGTGTATAGTTTCATTTATGTATGGTTGGTATTCACCATCAACTTCAACATCAAACCCAACAAACTTAACATCAGTTAAACCGTATTCATAGTTTTTTTGTATTCCCGCTCCGTATATCTCACCGTATATAACAACACCTTCAGTTAACATAGATGGTTCGTAAGTATCCTTTACGTGGTCCCATAACTTACCTCTTATGTCGTAAGTGTTAGCCACAGTTTTCCACACATCGGTATCATAGAAACCTTGAGAGTCAGATCCTTTTTCAACGTTATGGGATCCATAAACATACTCAAATGCCACCCACTCATTTCCAAAAAACATTTTAACTCGGTCCCACAAAGAAAGTGTTTTCTTTCTAACTATCCCGTAACGAGCATTGGTTCCGTGTAACTTACGAGTTATAACAACCTCATCTTCCTCACTGAACATATCAGGTACGTTCTTTTGATTAGGAAACTTGTAGTAAACTTTGAAGTTAGGATTTTGGTGGTATTTTACTTTACGTCCACCTACACTTAACTGTATAGTTTTTACAGGTGGTTCATACTTATGTATTCCCATTTTTTCCATTAAGTCCATCCCCACATAATATACATCTCCAAAACCTGGTATGTATTTGTTAGGTATTAAAAGACATTCAGAATAAACCCCACGAAGTTTTACAGTCCTAACTCTTTGACCTTTACGTAAATAATTAGTAACACCCAATTTATCTGATAATTCTTTTGGTATTACCGCATCAGTAGTTGCAACAACTACAAGATCATCAACCTTATATTCACCTTTTTTAGTTATGGCATTCCAACCACCAACAGTTACTAATTCTATGTTGTCGGCACCTGGTATTTCAGATACTGAACCTATTACCCCTACGTATGATACACTATTTTGATTTTCCATATTTATATATTTTCAAATTCTTTGTTCACTAACTTTATTTCCTCATTTATTCTCTCAAGTTCTTTAGACAACATCTCCCTAATTGATCCTGTGTTATAAATATTAACTTCACCTTTACTTCGGAATTCTCCACCTTTTGAGTATGCAATTGTTGCCCCTAAAGAACAAGATTTAAGTGCATATTCTAATTTAGATTTTTGTGTTTCCAACCTATCAAGTGTTTCTTTTATTTTTTTTGCTTGTTCAAATTTTTCTAATTCCATAATACAAAGGTATAAATTATTTTTTTAATTATCACCATCTTCTTCAAGATAATTTATCTTCATAGATCTTGGTTCAGTAAAATCCCACTTCTTACTTTCAAACTCTGTAACCCATTCACTAACATCTTCTCTTGTCCAATGTGGAGCAAAAGAAGGACGGTACTTAAATGGTAAATTTTTACTTTCATCCCATTCATCAAGTCGTTTTGTTACATCTTCAATAAGGTTTTTAGTCTTAGTATGTTTAATCCACTCTCTGTAATCATCCTCGGATTTAATAAACATAACGTCACCATAATTTTCAAACTCCATCTCAGGAAATTCCAAATTTGGGTTGTTAGTATAAACATCAACAATACCATTGTCTCCGTAATATGAATCACAAAGTTCTTTCAAACCATATAAACTACTTGGGTTTTCTTCCCATACACTACCGAACTGACGGACAGAACAGATATACAAATACCCATCTGTGTAGGAATGTATTCTTCCTTGTATCTCATTTCTTAATGAAATAAGTTCGTCCATTGTTAATTTGTCTAAATTCATATTGTTCGTGTACTGTTTGCGTTTTTAATCATTTTAATTTTTACAATAATTTCTTCTGGGGTTTCTTTAACTTTAAAATCACTTTTATCATTAACCACTAAACCTATCCAAGTATGTTTCATCTCGATTGGTTTACCCTCAAACCAATCATCACTTTGTTTTCCTTCATAGAAATATCCGATTTGATTCACATTAATGTAAATCGGTTTATCGTCTTTATATGATGTTAATTTAATTAGTTTCATATTACAAAGATAAATGTTTTTTTGCGTTTTCTAAAAATTTCTCAATATTTTCTTTTCCTGCAGGATTTGCCGAATGAACCAAATATTTTGGTAATGGTACGTTCTTGTTTACACAATACTCAACAAGGAACTTTGCACAATCAAGTCCAGTTTTTTCCATAGAACCAAATTTCATATTCATTTCATCTTCAGACATACCTTCATAATCTTCAGGTTTAAAGTCGTAGTGAAAATCAGCCAGGTCGTGGTCAAATGAAACAAACTCCGGAACACCGTTATCTTCAAGGTACTGAACAAAATTATCGTAGTTTGTTACTATATCCCAATCATTCTCCCAATAAAATTTATTGAATTCTGATGGTATTAATCTTATTGCGTCTTTTGGAATTCTGATATCATCCAAAAATAATTTATTATTTTTCATCTTTTAATTTTTTTTAATTGTTGTTCAAACTCTTTTCTGAGAATATCCACTTCATCTGTTAGGTAATCTTTACTATCTAACCATTCAAATACTTCAATCTGTGCCTTTAACTTTTCAGTTTGTAACCACTTCGCCTTTTTAACATACTTTCGTATGAGTTTGAATATTTCTTCAATATCTGTAAATTCAGATACGGGACTATCGTTTCTACCAGGAAGAAATATCAAGGTAAACCCATGATTTGCAAGAAATGTTTCAGTAACCCTCACACCACAAATCTCATCAATATAAACCCAAGGAAAGTTTCCTGATAGTTTTACATCAATACCAATTTTTTTTAATCTCTCAACAAACCTTGTGATTTTATTGCCAGTTAGTTTTGTACTACTCTCTGTTTCCATTTTTATATATGTCCCAAATTTAGTTTTTACTTCCATAACATTCTAATTTTTTATCTTTAACATTCCACAAATCTTTTTTTCCTTCTGTCATATGACAATTGTGTTTCTTACCGGTTCTCTCAGCAAAATCAACAATAGTATCGTTGTGACGATTACGAATGAAGTGTGGGCATTCTTTACAGGGTTTTTTCATTTAACAATAAATTTTATAAATTAAAAACCCCTCAATATCTCTAAGAATTTGATTAATACCGTTTTTGGGTGAATCCAAATATAAAAAACCACCACCATTTTTAATGGTAACAATTTTTCCGTTTGATAGGTATATCCTTTTTTTTGTTTTTTTGGTAACAACAATATCATTATAACCTTCACCAACGTTCAAGGATAATAAAAACTTCTCGGAATCTCTAAAATCTGTCATATTCATACCACAAAGATATAAAAGTTTTTTTAATAAAACAAAAAATCCCTCCGTAAAGAAGGGATTTAATTTATTTTTATATCAAAAATATTAATATTTTTTTATTTAATTATTTGTTTTATTACTTGTGTTGAAAAATTTCCATTACTTACCTGAATATAATAGATTCCATCTACTATATTTAAATCACCAATATTATATAAATTAATCCCTGAAACAATATTAATTTCTTTATTAAAAATTTCAGATCCTTTTGTATCTTTAATTATTAGTTTTCCATTACCAATCATATTTTTATTGTTTAACACAACTTGAAAATCTCCAGAACTAGGATTTGGAAATATGAGAAAATAACCTTTTGAATTTCCATTACAAATAACATTTATTGGTCCATACTCTTTATTCACTCCGTCTATGTCATATTGAAGAAGTTTATAATAGTTATTTCCATCAATTGCGTTTTCATCTTTTGTCGTGTAGGTTAACTCTTGAGTTGAGTTTCCTGCCGAATTCAAAGTTGTTAATTTAGACCAATTAATACCATCTCTTGATTTAAGAACATCAAAATAGTCAGAGTTATGTTCGGTTGCCGTTTTCCAATTTAAAGTAATTAAGTTGTTATTACAAGACCCATCAAAAGATAATAGTTCCACAGGAAGAGCACCATTAGTAATAATATTAAAAAATCTGGTTTGAGTTCCACAATTTGAAGCGTTTGATACCGTAACCCTAACAGAACCATTAGTTGTTGTCTGTGGCCAAGTAAATGTAATTGATGGAGAGTTAGAATTTGGAACGTTTATCCAAAGTTGTGCGGTTACGGACTGTGTGTATGCCCATTGGTATGTTGCGTTTGCTACCGGTGTTATTGAATAACTTTCTTGTGTTCCGGCAATTATGGTATTATTACCAGATATTGTAGACACAAAACCAACAGAAGGATTTACGGTTATTGTTGTTGAAGTTGATGCCGAACATCCATTTGCCGTTGCGGTTAATTGATAGGTCTGTGTAGTCGTAGGAGAAGCAAATGGACTTGGAGCACTTGCATTTGTAAGTCCGTTTGAAGGTGTCCATAGATATGTTACACCGGGAGAAGACCCACAAGATGATATTGATTGTGTTATGCTCTGTCCACCAACTAAACTTCCACTTAGGACCGTTGTTCCGTTACAAGTTACCAAATAATTTGCCGTGTTGTCATTCCATATTCCTTGAGTTTCCACATTAAATGTATATGGGCCATTTGCCGATGAACCGATTGGAATTATATTTGTTGACCCTAAACCATAAGGTCCACCTGAACCAATTACAGCCCCTAAACTATTTGTTAAAGTCCAAGAACTTTCGTCTAAGAATCCACTGGTGGAGATGGTTACAACAAGATTTCCTGGTGATGACACTCCACTAATGTTAGATATCAATTGGGTATTTGATCCGTTACATATTGTATTGGTTGCCGCACTTATAGTTACAGTGGGATTAGGGTTAACTGTTATTGTTGTTGAAGCGCACCCACTACTAAAAAGACCTCCGTTTAGATTTCTCGCATAGTATGTAGTGGTTGATGCAGGACTTACCGAGATGGAATTTCCAGTTGACACGAAAGTGGATGCACAACCTCCTATATACCAATAAACCACACCCAAAGCGCCATTTGCGGTTAGAGTGGTAGATGATCCATTACAAATAGTATTTTGTGTCGCAGATATTGATGTTGGGTCTGCTGGCGGGGGAGATATACAAGTTAGACCAATAGAAAAACTACTACTTGCGCTATACCCATGAACTAATATATAGTAATTTGTTCCAATTGACGAAGTCCATGAAAATGAGGCTGATGAACTAGAACAAGCGGGCCCAAAATCATCATTACCTCCAACACATGATAATGTTGAGCAATTAGGACCACTAAATACAGACATTTTACTATCCCATGCCGTTGCACAAAGATTTGCGGTCATAATTTGTCCGTTTCCTGAAATAACATACCAAACACCGGGTTGTGTTTGACTAACAGAACATAAACCATTTTCACCCGTTCCAGAGTTAGTTGCATTTACGGTGGTTCCTGATAGTGTTTGACCACAAGTAATTGGAGTTGAGTTACATACTAAATCGTTGGATGGGGGTGGTGGTGGTGCACAAGTTAGACAAGTAATATAAGATGTTCCACAACTTGAAGCAGTTCCACAAGTGTTATTTGTGTTGTAATGAACAAAATATGTTCCTGAGGACGGACAAACCCAATTTAGTGGAGAGTTTCCACTAGTTACTACAGTACCATTATAAGTTCCAGATCTAACTGTGATATATCCACCTAAATTGTAATATGATTGATATGTTTGTCCTGCAACACAAGAATAAATTGTATTATATTCAGTTTGGTATTGACAAGTACTGATGGTTACAGTTGTTGGTGTTGATGGTGCAGTTGCCGTCATGTAAGAGGAAGTATTAGTACATGGGCCGGCAGCAACTGCGGCACAACTACCTAATACTGTTTGTCCTCCCGTAGTTGCGGTTCCGGCAACTGGTTGTATAGTATTGATTATGATAGATCCTGAGCCATTTAGAACCTGTATACGCATTTCGGAAGGGTAAGACCCTGCGAGTGTTCGGTATACTCTAATGGTTGACCCAACAGATGCGGTAAATGTAGAATTAGTAGGACCTAATCCAACACAACTTAAATTAGATAAAACAGTTACTCCGTTAACGGAAACTGCGACTGTTCCTCCATTCCACCCATCACCAAAGGTATCTGTTCGTTTAATAGTGTGGAGACATGATTGAGAAAATAAGAAAGATGAAAATAGAACAAAAAGTCCAAGCAATATATTCTTCATAGTAAAAATAAATAAAATAAAATTATTTACTCTCTTGAAGAATCTTTTTAGGAAACCCCCATCTTCCATGGGCCGGTCGAGTTCACTAATAAATACGAATATAATTGGGATTAGTGGTTAATAAATCCTCGTATTGAGCAAACTATGATTTTAGTTTATTATTTAATCTTCCAATCTTTAATTTCGGTTTCTATTTTTCTTTTACCGTATTTTTTTTCCATAAGTTTCTGGTGTAAATCCCAATTTAATATAGATTCGTTTGTTTGTTCTTTCTCATCAGGAATAAGTGAATATATTTTAGAAAGTCTTTTAATTAATTTTGTTGCAACATAATTAAATCTTTCGCACTCATCAACAAAGAACCGTTCTTCTTTATTTCGGTATCTAGCAATGTGGTTTAAAAACTTATTTCTAACTTTCTCCAATCCTTCACTATTATTATCTTTAACCATATGCCCCATACCCATCATTCTCATAAATGCCGCGGCTCTATCATTCATATCCTCTGTCATTCTATCAAAAATATCTTTTTTAGCACTTATTAGATTAATATAAACCAAATCCATAAGTACATATATTTTTTTATCTTCAGACATATCTTCATAAGGTACTCCAGCATGTGATAATAAAGAATCAATTCTATCCATTTGTTCGTGTAGTTTTTTAACTAAATTAGTATAACTAAAATATCTAATTTCTTTTAGTTCTTTAACTACTTTATCGTTTTCAAAAAATTCTCTAAACTTTTCTTTTGTAATACCGGTTAATTTCATTCTTGTTGCAATTTCAGTTGGTCTAACAAGGTTCTCAACGTGTTGAATAAAATAACTGTGTCTCATAAATTCATTAATCACTGGAATTCCAAAGTTTAATCCTGAACTAGTGTATGCTTGGTAATCAGCATCTTTACCTATCAAATCCGTTTCTTTTTTTTGTTTATCAAACTTATGTTTAATTTCGTGAGCAATTACAGATATAAATTCAACCTTATCTTTACTAAAATAGTTATAAATGTCTTCAGAATCCCAATTATCCTCATTTGATCCAAAATTTAAAGATAATTCAATACTATTATCTAATTTATGCACCTTCATTAATATTTTTTTATCAAAATTAAATTGGCTTGCAACTCCAGCAGACATCATAACAAGAGGTCCATCATAATCATCCATTTCGTTAATTTCAACTCGTAATTCTAACTCGTGTATTTTATAATCAGATATTGTTAAATCTAAATTGTTTTCAGTAAATGTTTGTGTGGTATTGTAATCGTCCATACCTTTTAATAGATTCAAAATGATTTCATATAATTTTTCTGCTGATTCAATAATACCTTCTGGAACACCAACTGCCTCACTTAATAGATTTTTTACTATCAAGTCCATTTGTCTTTCTGTAATAATAATTTTTGTCATACATATAAATATTATGGTGTTGCGATTTAACCCACAACACCAACTAATCCATCCAAGTGATGATCTCCTGACATATCAGAACCAACTGTTCTTTTATCCATTATTTTAATGATATCAGAAATACTATATGGATCCATCCCATTACCATCAACACCAACGTCCATTCTTCTACCATTACCAAATTTTCTATTTTCCGGTAAGTGAACGTGCCCATGAAGGTGTATTACACCTTTGTTTAGTCCATTCCAACTTTGTAGTGGGTAGTGACATAACACAAAATCTTTACCTTCAATGTTCACTTCCAAATAATGTTGAACACTTAAAAACCTTTTTTGAACAAAATCATAGTTTCTGTCAATATGGTGATCGTGATTCCCTAATATTAAGTGAATGTTGTGACAAACCAACCTTTCAAGAAAGATTCCAATATTATCAAATCCACCAAATGAAACATCACCCAACATAATTAGAGTGTCTTCCTGACCCACAAAATGATTTATACCATCAATCAAACGTTCATTCATCTGTTCAATAGTTTGAAAGTCACGAGTAGAACCCACCGGTACTTCACCATCTTGTGTTCTCCAATTGGTAGTTCCTCTTACAATATTTTTGTGACCGTAGTGTGTATCACTTGTAATCCACACTTTTCCTGTTGTCAATATTTTTTTAAAACTCATAATTTTATATTAAAACGATTACGCATTTGTTCTAACTTATCTTCAGGTACTCCATGTTGGTTTACTCCCCCATGCCTGTTTTCAACTACCACTGAAAAAACAGTATACCCATATTCTTTTGCCAATTCAAAGTATACTTCAAGTTCCCACTCTTGTGTTGAGGTATTGGAAACCACAATCTTTGGGTACTCCAATATCATGTCTGTTTTAATCATTCCTTGGCACCATTGGTGAGCATCTTTGATTTTAGTAAAATCAAAATTATATTCCCCATTCTCACTAATGAAGAACATATCCGCTTCATAATGTTGCCCTCCCAAAGTTTTTGCAAATGTTGATTTTCCTGATCCCGGAATTCCTCTAACAATATATAATACTTTTTCCATATCTTACGCCTTTACCCAACCAAAATTATTTCCAGGATTAACTTTAATCATCCCTTTTTCTAACAAATCAAAAGCAATATTCCAAGCCTTGTACGCGATTACTTTATCATAACCCTTTTTATCTTTAGTGGTGTAAAAAACATAATCAAATTGCCATACAACACCCTCTCTTTCCAAGAGATCCATAAATAATTGTTCTTTCTTTGTTATTTTCATAAGACAAAGATAATGTTTTTTTTTAAATAAACAAAAAAAAGGAACCATTTCTGATTCCTTTTTAGGGTCGCACAAGGATTGTGTCGATCTTCCACCACTTTGTTTTAAAGTTAACAAAGAAACTATTTTGTCACAAGTGCCTCAATTTTACTCTTAACTTGTTCTACCATTGTTATTTCCTTTATGTTTGTAACAATAACAGAGTCTTTTAGAATTCTATTAGGTATGTTCACAAAAAATGTATCTCCATTGAAGAATGTAAGGTCTTCTCCTAATTCAACACACCCGTGTATCATTTTAAGGAACAATTTAAATTGTATTTGGTCCATGAAAGTTTCGTTGATAAGATCACCAAACTTTTCATTCATAACTCTAATATTAAAACCCGTCTTATTCATACCACAAATATACATTATTTATTTAAAAACCACAAATTTTATTATAATTAATTTTTCATTTCTAACCAAATTTCATTCAACTTGTCAATTGAGATCTCCTGACTAAGGTCTTCGTATCTGTTTGTTAGGATTTTAACAAACCGAATTCTTTCTTTAGCCAACTCAGGATTAAATCCCATTTCAATCAATGCGTCGCTAAGATGACTATTCACGGCAATATACAATTTAGTGCTTCTCATATTTTTTATTTAGACAAATATAAAAGAAAATATTAGATAAAAAAAATCCACAAAGAAATTTTACAATTTTGTGGATTTAATTTTGATAAACCATTACTAGTTTTGAAAGGGGTAATGCTTTTTGTGTTAAATAAATATATGGTACTTTAACAAAAATCAATCTTTATTAAAGATATTCATAATTATTTTCTTAAAATCTTTGTTTTTTTCATTTAATGGGTTATTTGTTTTTGTAAAATACCCACATTTGGTATGTTCAAACCCATCTCTAGCCTTTTTTAGATCCGGATTAATTTCTTGATTTGTATTATATTGATATACATACATAAGACCTTTTTTAGTTTCTCCATCTCTTTTGTACATATTAAGAATGTCAACAATATTTAAATCACCTTTTAATTTAATATTAGTTTCCTCATAAAACTCCCTTATAGCCGCCTCTTTTGGGGTTTCATTTCCTTCAACCTTACCAGATGGTATGGACCATTCATTTGGTAAAGTTTTATTCGGTGACCTTTTACAAAGTAAAACTTTATCTTTGTTTTTTACCACCACACCTGAATATCTGTTAAATTCTGCCATGTTAATATATTTATAAATATGGATATAATCATAAATAATAACAAATACACAGTTAAACCTGTTATCACACAAAAAGATATCTCAAATGGAATGATGAATAAAAAATTCAATAATTCTTTTGATGGTATGTTATTTATTATGGAAGATGGTGATCATAGTTTTTGGATGAAAAACTGTATAATCCCTTTAGATATTATATTCATAAAAAATAACGAAGTAACGGAAATACACCACAACTGTCTTCCTTGTAAAGAAGAAGAGTGTGAAAGATTTGAAGGGTATGGTGATATGATATTAGAAATACCGGCAGGACATTGTGAAGAATATAATATCGTTGAGGGTAATAAGATTACTTTTCACTATTAATCTTTGTTTGTAAAATTTCGTAAAACTTCTGTTGTATTTCTTTTGTTAGATCAACATAACTTTTTTGTCCATTCCCATCTTTTTTTCTATATAAAGAATTAATACCTGAAATATTAGTAATACATTTATGTCCACCTGAATTAGCATTTATGATGTCTCTACCATTTAACACAACTTTGTCCAATAGTGCAACTTGTTTTACACTTAAATTTCTGTAAGGTCTATCCATTATATTTTCTATAATCGGGAACAATGTCTCTTTTCTACCAAAAACTTTTAAGGAAGGACTTTTGCCATATATCGCCATAAAGTCTTTGAATGTAAATCCGACTGATTTGAATGTTGCTTTTTGTTCTGAAACAACTTTTAATGTTGATAATGGGACTATAATACTTTCTAATTCTGGATTCATCTCATCCAAAACCTCATTTTTTATTTCACCTAAATCAACACCTTTAAGTGCTCTTTCTTTTTTATATGGGTTACAGGAAGCCTGAACTAATCCCATTGGCCAAGCAATAACTAAAAAGTCAGCGTCAGGATTATTTTTAAAAGGCGTGTATCTATCGTAAGATCCTTGTGGTGTCATATAACCTCCACCGTATTGTACCAATATGTTTCCACTAACATTTACGTTAGGACTAACATTCATACTTTGAATATATTTTTGTTGGTTTTGTGTTAGTTTTTCTTCATTATCAAAACCTTCTCTTTTCATTATAGATTTTATCTTAAGTAGTATATTAAGTAAAGAAGGTTTACAATCTAAAACTAATTCCTCTAAGAATCCTGGTTTGTTTTTAAATGCCAATAGTAATTTGTTTGCAACTAATCCCATTAACATTTTATTTCTTTTAACGTCAGAATTTCTATCTATCTTAAATAGATAATTTATAACTTCATCAACAGAAATATTATATTGAGCAAAATTTGCGGAGTCTACGGTAGAAATTAATGTAATATCTTCATTAGGGAATATTTCTTTAGGTGAAACACTTTGAGATATTGTCTCTACATTAGATCTTGAACTTCTAAAAGAAGTTGCAGTTCCGTCCTCAACTCCGGCTTGAGTGTCGTGGTGATCTGTATGAATAACAAACATTGGTTTACCGTGAGCAAAATCAACTAAAACAGGCATTATATCACCTTTAGCGTCTAATTTTTTAATTGCAAACTCTTTATCTCCATATTGAATAATTTCAGCATCCACAACATTTATGTTATTTGACTCTAAATATTCTTTCATCGCAATGGCGGTTGTTACACCATCTAAATCTTGATGAAAATAAATTTTTGCTTTAGGGTATCTTTTTGATAAATTTTTGATGTCTCTAATACCCGATTCTTTAATTAGTCTTTTCATACTAAATAAATACCATATAAAATAAAAAACCCCATTTATGAAAATGGGATTTCTTTTATTTGACCTAATGTTTTAAAATATTCAACTCTTGTTTTGGCAATCTCAGTATAATTTGGTGATAACTCAATACCCAACCATCTACGCCCCAATATCTCTGCTGCTACCAAACTTGTTCCTGACCCAACAAATGGGTCTAATACTACATCGTTTTTGTAGGACAATATTTTAATCGCCTTTGTTGGGATGTCCATTGAGAAGGTCGCCTTGGTGAGTGATTTAGTATCTGCAAAGTAATTCCACTGACCAAAAACAAGTTCCATAAATTCTTTCTTATCTTGTTCTTCATATACCACTTTATTTTTTATGGTTCCATCCTCCTGAATAATTTCAGTTGGTGTTCCCTTCCACTGTGGTTCTCCTTTAACCTTTTTGATGTGTAATTTTTTATAACCCAAAATAACACATTCTTTTGGGTTATATATATAAGGACTTGACGGTGACATCCAAGATCCCCACGCAGTTGTTTTACTACGATGAGGTGATTGTTCTTCAAGGTCAACAATACCAAAGAACCCAAACCCTATCTCTTTCATTATTTGATACATCTCAGAAACAAAAAAGATTCTTCCTCCTTTCTTTTGTCTGTTAATTTCATACGGTATGTTTAACGCAATTCTACCATCATCTTTTAACACATTATAGGCTTCAGTTAACCAATTCCTTGCAAAGACCAAGTATTCTTGAAACTCCACGTCATCATCATGAGTATCATAAGCAATACCAACACCGTATGGTGGTGAGGTAACAATTAAATCAACACAACCTTCAGGTAAGGTTTTCATCACTTCAACACAATCTCCAGTTATTATTTTTCCTGTTTCTATCATTTTTTTTCCAATGTTTTAATGTGATGTTGTAAATACCAAAGTGCCTTTTTAAGATCTTCAAGTTCTTTATCTTTATTTTTCTTACCTGCTCTTGAGATATATTTTACGGTGTTTCCTAAACTAAAACCCAAATCCCAAGCATCAATGACTTTGATTGCTTCGTATGGATTTTCTTCACCACCGTAATGGTTGGGGTGATTAACTTGTTCCATTTAAATCGTTTCTTTTTCTTTTTTAAAATTTTCTGAGATTTTTTTCTGATTAATATATGAAATCAGTTTTCTTTTAAAGATAGGTAACAATGTTTCCTGTATTGGAAAAATCCCTTTACTTGTCATTTCAAAAACCGGTAACTTATTATTTTCAGAATTCCATATTGAAAAATTATTAATTATTTTTGTAAATGTCAAATCTTTAACGTCAGAATAAATTAAATTTACCTTTGTTTTACTTTCCATGGAACCTTTGGCCGCCGGTTTTATGTTATATTCCCAAACATGTATTTTATTATCTGATGTGTTGTTGAAGTAGAAGTACCCGGTGTCTGACAGGGTTTCTTTTGCTCTTCTATTTGGTTTTATGTCCACATTCTCATAAACTATTGTCCAAACAGATTTTGCTATGTTAAAATACTCTAACATTCTAGGGGCACTATAACTTAATATTTGTATAAATTCTTTTGATTCATCATCATTTAGTTCAGGTATCTCTTTTAACTTTAGATCCTTAACTAATAACTCATCGTCTACTGAGTCTAATTTCTTATTTGTGTAGATAATTTTTTTATCTTTAATAAGTGTCTGCAAATTTGCGAGATGTAATGAAAGTTCTATGAATCCAGGATAAAGTTCCATTTTATCAAGTTTATCTCCCATTTTTTGAAAGTACGACAATAATTTATATTCTTTGTGTTCTCTGTCAATTGGTTTTTCGAACATCCAATCGGTGTCCATCAAAAATTCTATTTTCTTTTTTCTTCTCATTTGACATAATAATAATCATAATTTGTTAATCAGTAAATATTAGTCTATTCTCATTACAACATAATTAGTACCATTAATGTTAACTGTATCATAACTACCATCATAACCATTTAAATCACCATAATCCCCATTTCTAACTAAATCATCTAATAACTCTCTTGTATCAATAAAATCGGCAATATCCCCACCCATATTATCTAACCATCCGGCTGGATCATAACCTATCTCATTTTCTAAGTAATTATCAACCGCCTCTTCAATACTACTTTCGTCAGGATCCCCATCAGGACTTTCTTTTATATCATCTATCTCTGAGTCTATTTCACTAATCCTATTTTCACGATCGGTTTCATGTTCTTCGGTGTCCTCATCGTCATATAATTGTCTTGGTGGAACAACTTGACCCTCCTTATATAATATTGAATTATTTCCTTCTCTTCTATATTGTAATTCATTATCCTCAGAATCATAAAAATCAAATGTTCCATCTTTTTCTTTTGATGGGTACCTGATTGGGGCTCTTACTCCTTCATTTTCGTAAACCCATTTTTCCATTTCTAGTAACCAAATTTCTTCTTCTTGAGAATTACTTAATTCTTTTTCAACCCCGTAACTATCAGGTTCATCTCTTATCCATTCTTCTACAGAATCCCTATAATATTCTTTTATTTTATCTTCATCAACATAACTTGATAGAGTTTCTTTAGAAAAATAATTATCAAGGTCATCAATTTGTTGTTCATAATAATCCTCCAATGAATCATCGGCTTCCCTATATTCACCAACCGCAAATCTCATTTTTGTTGACAATGACTCAAACTCGGCCAAATTATAATGGGAACCTGTCGGATATAGATCATATACATCATTTTTATCTTCAATTAATCTATCAATGTCTTCTTGTATACTATCTATTTCTTCTTGTATCTCATCAAATTTGTCACTGTAGTCATATTCATCAGTATCTGTACTTAAATTTTCTTGCTCTTCTTCTTTATTTTTTATTCTTATTTTAAGTTCCTTAAGTTCTATTTTTTCGTCATCATCAAGAGATTGTAAATGCCCATCATTTACCGCATATTGAAAAACCGCATTGGCTCTTGGACTTTCGTAACCAGTATTTTCTATATCCCAATCACCATCTTCTCTTTTTTCATTTTGTTCATTATATTTGGCTTGTAGTTGTCTTCTTTCAATAACCTTTTCGTAAGGGGTTTGCCAAAAAGTTTTATGTCCCGTAACCTTAACATCATCCAATGATTTAACATTTGTGTATGAAACATTCAAACCTCCTTCAACCTCAATGTCCCCAATTTTATAAATCTTTTGTTTACCATCAACATTACTAAGATTAAGGTCACCTTTAACAACAAGTTTTTTACCCCTAAATTTTGGTAAATAAGGTATTGCATGAGCCATAAAACCAACTTGTCTTAAATATTGCATATATTGTTCAGGTGAAATATAAACTTTTTCAATTTCATCTTCTTTAATTAATTTAAGAATAATACTAACAAGTTTATTTTCAGTAAGTCTTATTTTCTTTTTCATATAACAATAAATATGAAACATTTACAAATAAGACAATAGACTGATATTTATGTTTAAATAAACATTAAAAAACAATTTGTTATGGGATGTGGTTGTAAAAATAAAGGAAATCAACAAGCTTCAGCTCCTCAACAGGCAGCAAGACCTCAAAATGAACAGGTTAAAAATCAATCAGTTCAAGAGTCAGTAAAGAAGATAGTTGAAAAATATTATAATAAAAAGTAATTAATTTCCTTTGGCCAAAGAAATTAAGGTGGAGTTTTTTCCACCTTTTTTGTATTTATAATTATGGACAATTCAAACTTAAAAGAACTAATTGAACTATTCAATAATGGGTATTGGGAAAAGAGCGTAAAACCATACTTTAAAAGAGTCCGTACTTTTTTAAAGTACGTTGCAGTAAAAGGTTTATCTGAAGAAATTAGTGTTGAGGTATTAGATAGTGAAGATTATAATGAAGGTCCTGATTTTTTTGGGTTTTTAAATGAGAATGGTTATTTAAAAGGAAAAGAGTATGATGACTTTGATAATGAACTTAGAAATTACTTTTTATCTTATTGGATTTCAGTTGCTCCAAATAACGCATTTAAATATATAACGAATAATATTATAACCGATGTAGAAATTAGAGATGATGGATTTTGGTTATATTTAAGGGATCGAGATGAATTGGCCCCTCTTTTTGATGGTAGAGGTCGTGATACGACGGCTAGAAATGTTGCCGAACATGTTTTTGGTGAAGATATGTGGGAACCTTATTGGGACACAACATCTGACGTATATAGTGATGTAATTGAGGAACTTGATGAATCTAACTATAGACATTTAGAAAATTATATTTTAAAAATGATCGGTAATCAGGATTTGGTTGTTGACGATTATAGTTCTGATTTTTTTCATGATTTGGCAAAGTCTCAAAATAGAGGCGAGTTTTTTATGATAACCCAAAATGATGTTAATGAGTTACTAAAGGATTCTGAGGCAATGAACGAACTTCTTGATGGTGATCTATCCGATTTAAAAAGTGAATTATATTCTATACATAATAACGCCTATAATGGTGCATATCAAGATGAATGTTACGCACTTGTTTATGGTGGTCTTGAGGAATTTTTTTCCTCTAAGATTGAGGACGTTCAGATTAAGTCAGGAGATAAAACAAAATGGGCATCGTATATTAAGATCGGGGATTTTAAAAGGGATATTATGGAATTTATTGGCCTTGAGGGTGGTAGTGGATATAATGAATCAAATTTAGAATACTGGGGTGGTTATGTTAGTATGTTAGGACATCTAATGGATAATGATGTATATGACGAAATTGACTTTAGAGTACCTGATTATGCAGATTGGACCTATATTAGAAAAAATATAAACGATCTTTTTACAGACTATATATAATACGTTTTTTAAACTAAATCACTTAACTATTTATATATTAAAATAAAACTCATATCCATTATAAAAAAATAGATTATGAGATTATTAAACAAAAATTCAAAAAGATTTATAGTAAATTTATTTTCTGATTTTATTCTTTCAAAGATAGATAAAACAGAAAAAACTATAATACAAGTTTCTGACTGTAATAGCTTTATTGTTGTCGCAGGTAAAAGTACCAGTAAGGAGATACTTGATCTACAATCAATAAAAGGAGAGTTCTTTATTAAATTTAAATCTTATTTAGATGACGTTGGTATTGATCACATGAATATAATTGATATAATCACCTATGGTGCAACTTTAGAACCATTAGAATGTGGTTGGGTGAATGTTACTAAAGATCTGTATTATAATGTTCCTGAACCTGTGACAAACATTATAACGACTTCAGAATTTCCTTACGGACATAGTTTAAGTTGTGGTAGATCTATGGTGTATTACTCTAACTACATATTCAATCATATGTATAGTTTGCTTGGTGTAAAAGATTTAAAATTTTATTTCACAACTGATGTTGACTCTGATGAAGATTTTAAAATTGAAATTTTATCTAAATCTAAAGTTAGTCCTAATGAAATTAAATCTTTGATTTTGGATGTTTTTGATTTTAACCTAAATGAGTTCAATAATAAATTAACTAACTATAACCTTATTGAAGACATTTTATACCAAGATAACAATAAGCCATACATGGTACAGGACAGATTAGAACATGTAGTTTTATTATAAAGAAAAACCACCATTAGGTGGTTTTTTTATTTCTTAAAAAATTCTTTTATTATTTTCACCCCATCTTCAATTTCGTCAAAATCTCTTTCAGGAGCAAATAATTTAGTTTTTGGTCTTTTTGAGTTTGGGTTCTCTATTGTCATAAAAGATGGTACGTATTCATTCTTTGTTATTTCTGTAAAAATATCATACTCCTCTTTATAATCGTCAATATCCCTATCAAAGTATTTAATGTTTTCTTTATCCAACATATTTTTTAAGTCGTGACAATAAGAACAACTTTTCATGGTATATAGTACAACTATCTTATCCATATTTTATTTATTTAAGTAATTTATACTATCATTATAATAGTTTTTATTTTGGTTCGACCCATAAGCATCGCAATTAGCGGATTTTGTTGTCTTACATGAAAATAAAACAAAGGTTAACAAAACTGATAAAATTATTCTATACATATTAATTTAATAAAAGATTTTTAACTAAACTTTTTATGTTGTTTTCGGCCATAACACCAACTCGTGTATCAACAACATTTCCCTCATTGAAAATTTTTACAGTAGGGATGCTTCTAATCCCTAGAGTTGAACTAATCTCTTTATTAAGATCCACATTCATCGTATACATTTCAACTTCTGTTTCATTTTCCGTTGATACTTTTTCAAAAACTGGTTTCATCATCTTACATGGTCCGCACCATTCCGCCCAAAACTCAACAATAACTTTTTTACCTGAGTTTATTTTTTTTGTTAGTTCATCACCACTAATTTCCATTATTTTAATTTTATTAAATTTTTTATGAAGAATTTTATTTCTTCTAATCTTTCAGGGTCAAAATATATCATGGTTTGATAACCAACTTCATTTGTTTCCTTTTTTGATAAATATATGAATATGTCAGACTTATTTCTAAAAATGGTATCCGTATAAAAAAACCCATTTTCATATGTTAACATATCACAATACTCTATCTTATAATTCTTTTCAAGTAATAATTCAGGAGTTAAATTAAGAGTTCCCTGTACCCTATTTTTGGATAATAGTTTACCTTCTTTATCGTAAATTGATTTTAAGAACTCATCTTCCTTTCCAAAATAATCTTTTTTATCCATAATATAAGAATAAAAAAAGTGGTGAAAAAGTCACCACTTCTTTATTAAATCATTTCTTCGGCCAATTCCCAAAGTTTTGTGTTAATTGTGTTTTGTGCGATTATGTTATCAATTTTTCGCATCTTTGCCATATTACCTCTTTGGTTTGACACTTGTACCCCACCACGGATAAATTTCTCTTGTACGGTGTTAAAAACTCTCCAAAGGTCATCTCCTTCATCTTCTTGTCGATTAGGCGTTAGAAGACCCAAGATTTCCATATCATTTAATGTTTTTTCAGCATTAAATCTAATTTTTGCAGATTCACGTACGAAATTTATTTTTTCATCAACCGTTAGTTCTCGAGACATCATACGACCAACAGATTGTTCAATAAATGGAAGTTTTTTAGAAAAGTTGTCTGCCAACTCTTTAACGTCGTCTAATTGAAAGTGGTTATGTCTCATTGTGAATCTCTCAGCGACTGCGGTTGGTACTGTTAATCCGTTTGAACACACAAGTCTGAATAGTCCTGCACTCAATGAAAATGCCGATGAACCGTTGTGTGAGTTTTTTACGATCGCCTCAACCAAAGTGTCACCTACTTTTGGTAGTTCACTATTACGGAATCTGATCTCGTGTAGAGAATGTACTCCCTTCCCTGTTTGTTTTACTGATGCGATTTGCCAACCTTCTCTATCAAAGAATTCCAAAACCTGGTCTGTTGGTACAAATGTGTACTTTTCTGTCATCTTAGGTGAGGCTGAAGTTGCAAATACTGAAGGTGCTTGTGTTTTAATAAGTTCTGGTGTGTAGATCATGTCTTTAGATTTAAAATTATAAAACAAATGTAATGGTTTATTTTAAATAAACAAAATTAATTTAAAATAATATCACCAAATTTTGTTCTTTGTATTATCTTATCAATATAAGGTTTTTTTTCTCCCTTAATGATAGGTAATTTTAATTCCAATACCACCTCAACAATTTGTGACTTTGTTAAAATATAATCCTGACCCTTTTCAAAATTAGAAATAGCTCTTTCTTTTAATTTTACATAGAATTCATCCTTTTGTAAGTCACCTATTAAAACAAGCAAATCATTAGGATTTTTTTCAAAAAAATTAATGAGGTTACTAATATAAACCTCTATGTCTACGTTTTTCATTTTAGTCTTCGCTTTTACAACCTCTTTTCTTTTTAAGTTCCGGTGGGAAATTAACAATAAAGAAGTCTTCGGTTGGTATCATGTATTTAAATAACTCTTTAGGTAGTCTATCAACATCAATACCAGAATCTAACACTGACACAAATGTCAGACAGTATAATGTTGATAATGATTTTGGTAAAGTTTTAAGTTCCTTATTCCCGGTAACGTTTAGGAATGATAATACCCCACACTCACCAATAGATTCAGGTAAACTTTTTATTATGTTGTCAGCAACAAAGGTCTTTAAATTTTTAAATCTTGATATATTTGCTGGCACATCAAATGGTTTTACTTTATCTGATTTGTTTTCTAAGTTAATAAACTGAGTATCTTTAGGTAACATTTCGAATAAAGTTTCTAACCCAAACATCATAGCAAATTTGGCAACAGAATCATTAGGGAAAGAAATAGGTAAATATGACAGGTCAAGATTTTTCTTAGCCAATTGTTTTGCATATGAATTAATAAGTGCCTCATGGTAAGGAGCCATCTCATCACTCATAATTAAGGAAACATCCGCTTCACTTAATTTGTCAATATCTGTTAACAACAACGATTTTCTTTTCTTTGAAAGGTAATAATCCTTACTTTCTTTGTCACTTACTTTAAGCATTTCACCATTAATCTTACCATCCATACCAATGTATTTGTGTCTTAAGTATGGCGTAAAGTTTGCCCATATTTGATCACCATTACCAACAGTTGTTAAGTCAGGTGTTCTTAATTCTAACCATAATTCAACATTCTCTTCTGATCCTAATTCCTTTATCGCATCGTCTGTTGTTAAATTTTTTCTTTCAAAAGTCATCATCATACTTTGTTGTTCACTTGAGTATGGATTAGGTTTGAAGTATTTTTCTTTTCCGTTTAGGTTTGGTATTTTTTGTACAATCTCACTAAAAGGCATAATCGTAGATCCTGCGAATCTACCTGAGTTAGTTCCATCCGCTAATCTAAATTGTGTGTTATTTCTCCAATCGTTATCAACTAAGATTACCACCGCATAATTAACATCACTTTCTTTTAAATTTTTATTAATTACATAGTATAAAGTTAAATTCTGTCTTAATCTATAATTGTAATAATAGTTTGAGGATCCCTCCCAAGATGTACACCATCTTCTATCAGGAGCGAATTTTTTTCTAATATTAATACACTTATGTTTTTGATCAGGTGCAAATATTAATATAGTGTCATCCTCATATGTGACATCAACATCATTAACATCAACTTCAGGCATTTTATATTCATCCTGCATAGGTAAAACGTCAACAACATGTTCAAACTCAATAAAAGTCATCATACCCGCCGGTTTAGTATTAATAGGGACCAAAGGATAGTTTGCAATATATCTATCAACCCTATTAACGACTTGTTCTATATTTTCTTGGGGATTTTCTTTAACCAACTTTTCAGTTAACTTTTCTTTCATAAAATTTTCAAAGTCTCTTCTTATTAAAGCAGAAAGTTCTATGGATGTCATAGTTAAAATGTCTTTTCTGAACTTCTTAGAATCCAAAGCTTTCATTTCAAAAAATTTCTTAATGTTTAACTTTGTTAATCTTTTATCTGCTCCGGCATTTTTTTCCATGAAAGTCTTATAAATGTCATCAAAAGATTTTTTAGACTTTTGACTCTCAGACTTGGAGTTTACAACATCTTTTAGTTTTTGATAGTCATAAGTAAAGATATCTCTCTCATTACCCTGTAAAGTACCTTTAAATCTTTCAAAATCAGATATTGTTTGTTTAATAACCTCAATCGAATCTTCTGTTTGGCCAGAAAATTTTCCAACAAGTTTTTTAACGGTAGATTCTGGATATTCAAGTAATAACCTATTTTTTTTATTCGTATTTTCTTTAACTATATTTGATAATAATTTAACAAGTTCCATGATATTTTTTTATTAATAAATATTAGAATTATGAAAAAAAATCTTAATAGTTCATTATTAATATCTCTTCTCCCATATTTTGTTTTTTACCTTTTTTTGCTGCCGCGGCCTTTGCAAACTCCTTTGATTCCCATCTGTATTCATTTTTAGGGAACCATTCGGATAATAAAGGGAAATCATAATACGATAAAGAAAACTTACCTTCAATGTTTTTCAACGTGTTTGCCAATCTTTCATGGTCTTGTCTATCAAAATCATGGTTAGAATAATAGTTTTCTGTTTTCCAATATGGTGGATCCAAATAAATGTATGTGGATGGTGAGTCATATTTTTTAATTACATCCGCAAAGTCCATATTTTCCACTTTTGTGATCTTAATAAAATGATCAATCCAATCAGGCTTTGATAGTTTATCTCTAAACGTCAAATACTTTGACTTGTACTTACCTTTAAGATCAATAAAAGAACTTGTTTCAGGTTTTGATCCACTAAATACTTGAGTTAAAACGTAAACATATTTTGCTGCAACTTCATAATCGCCAGGTTTTACGCTGAAACCTTCATTAAATATTTCAGCTTGGAACCTGGTAAATTGTTCTTTATATAATGGTGGAGTTGTCACCTCACCAAATTTTTGACAATCAATTGAGTTTATTGCCTTCAATAACTCCGTTGGGTTTTGGATACACTTAAATAAGTTGTAGTTTAATGGGTTAAAGTCGTTGTAAACAACTTTCTTTAGGTTGGGGAACTCTTTTAAGTCCATATTATAAAAACACCAAAACATCCCTCCAAACGTCTCAACATACGTTTCCATATTCTTATCATAGAAAGGGACGATCCACTTTCCTATTTTACTTTTTCCTCCGATATAACTTAACATATTCAAAAAATAATAAACTTATAGTAATTAATCAACAAGAAAAAAATATAAAAAAACTTTGGTGGATAAATATAAAACAACTATATTTGTATTGTGGATGTGGTTAACCACTAAACAAAATGGATGATTTGGTACACCATTTAAAAAACGCAAGTCGTGATGTCATCTTACGGTTATTAGAGACAGGTCAAAATACCTTCCTAACAGGAAAAATATAAAGAGGGGACTTTTGGTCCCCTTTTTTTATTTCATTATATTTATTAATAATGAAAACATTAAATGTTCTTAAAAATTTAATTTTAGAAAATAGAGGTAAGTACCATAGGTTATTTACTTCTCCTGAAGGAGTTAAATTTATTTCAACAACTCATCAAACAGAAGATAGAAAGAGTAATTTAAGTTATGATGAAATAAAAGACATAATTCTAACTGCGATTAGTTCCAATATTAATATACATACACGAGTTGGTGTCCCTAACCTTATGATTTCAAAATTAATAAGAGACAAATATAGAAAAATACTTAATGAATTTTCATTAAACCCGGAAGAGAAAAAAATAAAATTTGTACACAAAAGAAATAATAATGAAGATGAGGAGGTTTTTGACTACATTGAATTTATCCTTGCTCGTGGCGAAGATAATACTTTTTTAGTGGTGTCAAGTACTTTTTCCGATAATGGTAATTATTTAAAACTTTACGGTAGAGATGTTGTCCAAGCAAGAAAAGTTATAATAGAAAAGTATTTTCATTTAAGAACCGTGTTATTATAATTAATTTATGGAAAAGAAAGAAGCAACTAAAGTCACAGGATGTCGTAAATGTAATAAAGGACAAGAAAATTTACAAATGTTTTTAGTAATCTCAGGTGGATTATTATTTTCTTTGGCAATTTACGGAGCCGTTAGATTGGTTCAAGACATCGTATCTTGGTTTTAATCCCTATCATATTTCAAATATGGTCTTATTAGCAGATCTCCTATAACAGTCTGTAATCTAAATCCTTTACTCTTAATTCTCAATGGTTTAGATGTATCCATATGTTTTGGGAAATTGACCGATATGTCCCCATCAGGGTGTGGAACTATAAAATTATCCTTGTTAATCTCTTCTAAATTAAAAAACTTATTATAAATTAAATGTTCCCCAAATTTTTCAAATCCACTCTCATTTGTTAAACTAATTTTTAATAATAAATCCCCGTATATTCCATTACCATAATCGCCCATATCATTTAGTCTCAACATTTGTCCATCATCAATACCATGTGGTACTTTAACTTCAACTGACTTTACCTCATCTTTTGTACCAGATCCATGACAAGCATAACAAGCATTCGTTATAATTGTTCCAAATCCTCGACAAGAGTCACATGGAGATTGTACCATTTGTACGAACATTCCACTCCCCATTTGTTTCCAAGTAATCCCTTCTCCTTTACATGTTTCACAAACTTTTTTATCACCACCAGTACCATTACAAGGATCACACTTTTCTTTTCTTTTATAATTTAACGAAACTTTTTCATTAGTGAAACTTTTTAAAACATCCACACTTAAGTTGATTACTCTTGATGGTTTTCTTTGTTGTCTAAATTGATTATTAAACATCTCATACATATCCGAAAATTGGTCGAACTTTGAATTGCCGAATGGGTTCTTTCTTTGGATGTCATATTCTCTACGTTTATTGTCATCCCCAATCACATCATAAGCACCAGATATTTTCTTAAACAATTCTTCATCCCCGCCTTTATCTGGGTGGTTTTCCTTTGCTAAACTTCTATAAGCCTTCTTAATTTCGTCTTGTGTTGCCGTCTCCTCAACGCCTAATATGTTATAATAATTTTCAGAGTTCATTTATTAATTTTTTGTTGTATTATTTGTAATATAGGATAAAAAATATGAAATATCTAATAGTCTTATTTAAAAATAAGAAAAGAAAAAAGATTTTAAATAAATTTAAAACATTAGAGAGGGCAAACAAATATTTTAACGATACCCTTAAAACAAGTAACAATGTTTTATTTTCAAAATCATTCGAGAATGGTAAACCTTGTAAGTATGAGATTGGTTTTTTAGAATCAGGTTCAACAGACTTTAATTTATATTTTGTTAAAGACGAACTAGGAAGACAAATAAAAGTGGATATTGATGATCCTGATTACCGTCTTACTAAGATTGTTGATTATAATATTGAAGAGTTACTATATGATGTTGATGAAAAGAATAAAATATCTTTCGGTGGTTTTATTAAAAAGTATCTAACAAGGTCAGGAATAAAACTAATATCTAAACTTAATAATAAAGTTGCAATACAAAATGATGATAAGGTAAATTTGGTTTCTTTAAAATCTATTGATGAATGCTCAAGATTTATAGATGTTCTTGAGGATTATTTAATAAAAAATGGTAGGTTGGATTGTATCTTGGTTAAGGATACCTCTAAACAACAAAAAAAATACCTTTATACTATTTTAGAGTCTAAAGGTATTGATAAATCATTTCTTTATAGAAGGTTTACTACGTTTACTAGGGAATAGTCTTTCCCAAAAACTTATTTTTTTCTTTTCAATAACTTCTTCTTCAATAACTTCTTCCTCGTAAATTTTATTATTGATAAAAACAATTTCTGTCCCTGAAATTTCAACTTTAAATCTTAATCTATTACTATCAACTTTTCTAAAATTTTTTTGTACTTCTTTAAAATCTTCATTGTCTAATTCATACACCAAAATTGTTTTTCCTGAAGGAAAAATATTATTAGCGGCATCAGTAACAATAACTAATTTTTCTAAGATATCATTAATATTTTTTTCAGTTTCTCCCATAAAGTAAGTTTCTTAGGTTTTTTTGGTAATATATCCTCTTTTTTTAATTCTTTGATCTTATTGATAAAGTTATTTTTTTCAAAATTTAAATCTTTAGAGTCTCTTTCTATTTCATTTTTTAGCCAATCAATCTCAGCTTCCAATTTGCTTTTCTTCTTCATCATCTTCTAACTCAATTTTAGGTGATTTTATTTCAAATTTCAATCCTTGTAGGTCATTTAATTTTTGTTTTTCAAAAATATGTTTTAGTTCGTCTATCTTTTGTTGAAATAATTTATCTTTGTCTTCTCTCTCCTTATTGTAAGCAATTATATTTTTTATATTAGTGATCTGATTATCAATTAATTGTTCATTAAATTCACTAACAAAAGAAAACAACCTTACGTTAGGGGTTTGGGTTTTACTTTCTAGTACGCTTTTTTCATCGACAAATTTTTTAGGTAATTTCCAAGTGTCTGGAAATTCTATGTCAAATGATAGATAATTTTTTAATTTTCTTACCGATTGTAAGTACGGAAATAAGATATTAAATTCTTGGAACATGCTCATTCGTTTGTTTGTATTAAAAATGTTATTATATAAGTTAAAGATAAACCATACAAAAATATTTCCCTACCACTTAAATCAATTGGTTTAGGATTACTATGTAGTAGGGAAATAACAAATTTTAGAAAAATTCTAAATATTGATAATATTGAAAATATAAATACAAAAAGATATAATGTATTAATGTTTGTCATATTATACTTTTTTACTTTCTAAAATTTCACCTCTTAGTTGTTGCATTAAAGCCTTTAACTCCTGAGCCGATTTTCTTGCTCTTGTTCCCGCACTTTTATTACCCTCAAAAAATTTTGTGGTATCTACGCTAAGTTGTTCTGTTAAAACTTTGATTTTTTCAAGTGTTTCCATTTTTTATTATTATATGTTTATTTAATATTAAAAATATCAATTTTAAGATCTTAGTAAATATTAAACAGTTAAATTGTTATCTAATGATTTGTATATATTTAACATTATGTCAAGATCTGATTGTGTGAAAGTTTTTTCTATGTTGAATATGTCATCAAAAAACTCCCCTATTGATTCTTTAATTTTTTTATCGTTTTGATTATAAAAGATCTCTATAAAAAATAATACAAAGTATTCGTAGTGTTTTCCCTCGTTGGTAAAAAATATACCTTCTTTACCAAAATTATCTATTGTTTTATTCCAACACCATTTAAAATGATTGACTATATCTTCTTCCGACATTTTTATTTTGGTTTCAGAATTATCTTCCTCCCCTAAAAATGTTTTTTTAATTAAATCATATAATGAATATGAAAAATCATAATACAATTCTAATTTTTCCGGTAAGATATTGTTAATTTTAAACCAAGTATCAATATCTTCTTTATTGATAGGTTTAGAGATATAGTTAAAAAAATTATCCATAGAGTTCATCTATGGATAATTATAGGTTATTATATTTTTATGTAAATTATTGTGTTTTTCTACCGTATGAAATTAAATTTCCTATTCTTTCTAAATCCTCGTTAATTTTTTTAGACTTTTTACTACTTCTTTTTTCCCCACTTTCAACTTTATTTAAAAGATCAGAAGCATCATCACTTCCTGGTCTATCTTTAACAATAGGTTGTGGAGATTTATTATAAGCCTTTTTCTTAATTTGACCTAACAAATTCTTTTCTCTAATTTCATTTCTTCTTTTGTTTGTTGGTGTTTCTACCGCATTTGCCCATTTAGGGTTGTTTCCTGTTCTTGACGATCCAAGAACATTATCTTCAACCCACTCTTTATTAGGTGCGAATTCATCGTATTCAATATTTTCTAATGCTGCTGCAGTAAAGTTTTCAACGTATTCTGCAACACTATCTGAAGGAACATACGCCATCTTATCCATTTCTTCTATCTCTCCATTACCCATTGGGAAATGTTTAGGTTCCATAGTAAATGACTCTTTAGATCCATCTTTCATGTAATCTTTCATTTTTTTAGAAACTTCTTTGTAGTAATCTTGATTTTCTTTTCCTGATTTATCAAAAGATCTTTCATACTCAGAATATCCTCTAGTTTTTTTAGATGGTTTTAATTTCTCTTCGGCCAAAGTCTCAATTAAATTAACAACTTGTTCTTCACTTAATCTTACGGTTCTACCTAACTTATCGTTGAATATTTCGTACTCATACATTTTTGTTCTGAAGGTTTTTTCTCCGTCATTCCAAAAATCAGATGTTTTTTTCGCATTATCAAACATGTCTTCTTCAAGTTTTGGTTCGTACTGGAAGTCGATACCTTGAGAAAAACCTTCTCCTCCACACCATTCACATTCAGTGTCATTAAATTCGTCGTATCCTGTTCCATTACAATGTGAACACTCCTCTTCATGATCACCATAATAAGGGTTAAACATACTTAAATCTTTATAATCATCACCTTTAAATTCTAAAAGATCAGACTCTTTCATTCCACATTCAGAACATTCTCCCTCCATTTTCAATCCACCACACTCACAAACATCACTTTCATTAACCTCAAATTCGTAGATTGTTTCTTCTTCCATTGGCCATTTACCTCCACATTCCATACATTCTCCACGACCTTCTTTTGTTTCTTTTTTGTTTCTTAACATTTTGAAGTCCTCTCTATCGATTCTACCATTTTTGTTTTTGTCTATATTTCTTTGTTTACCATATAGTTTTTCGCTAAGGTCTTTTTCCATACTTTCTTTTGTTTCTTTTTTGTTTCTTAACATTTTAAAATCTTCACTATCAATTCTACCGTTTTTGTTTTTGTCTATATTTCTTTGTTTACCATATAGTCTTTCATTAAGATCTTCTTCCACATAATCAAAAGAATTTCCGGCTTTATTGAATTTCATTGTATCGTATTTTTCGGATATTTTTCCTCTATAGTTTTTCATTTCTTTTTTTATTATAAATATATGATTATCCAAGTTTATTCATTTCACTTAAGATAATATCTTTAATAATATCCTCATGAATTTCATACTTATCACTTATTCTTTTTATTACATTTTCTACCGATTGATTCTCAAAAATGTTAAGAGCTTTGATATCACCTTGGTTACAATATGGGAAACGTTTACATTTTTTTTTAACCTGAACAAATTTTCCTCCAGGTAATTGTGTTTTGGCTCTACCTCTCCAATTTTTCTTACTCATAGATTTAGCCCAAGCTCCTGTTGTTTCATATGATCCGGAAGATGAAGATGAGGTTGCCTCAGTTGCCTCAATTTTTTTCGGTTCTTCACCTGAAAATAAAGGTTCAAAGGATCCTGATCCTCCTGTTGCGGTCGCCTCTTTGGTTTCTGAATTATTTTTTTTAGTAGTAACTACCATTTCTAAAAAATCCTTTAATTCTTCAGGATCTTTTAAATATTTTTTCATTTCCTGTTTTATCTTGTTTTTTGATAACTTTTTGTTTTTAATAAGTTTGTACATTTCAATTATATCCTTCTTATCTTTTAAAAAATCCATATAATGATTTTTTGTATTTTCTCCGTTATCTTCTTCTGTTTGTATTGTTGATAATAAATCGTTTTTTGATTGGATGGCAGAGGTAGGATCTAATTGACCTCCACCCTCATAACCTCTAGCATTTGCAATTACTTCGGAAAAACTTTTTTGTATTGCCCCTTTCCAATCTTCCATTTTTATTTAAAAATTAAAATATATGTTAATGCTCCAACTATTGATCCTGAAACTATTTCAATAATTGTGTTTTTTGTTTTTATTTTTTTAATATCTTTTCTTAACTCTTTGTTTTCAGTATCTAATAGTGTTACCTTTTCTTCGGTATCTTTTATTATTATTTCACTATTTTTATCTTTTTGTTCCAAAAATTTAACAACACCCTCTTCTTTAATTACTTTGGTTTCTAATTCTTTTATTTCTTTTTGATCTAAAATAGATTGTTTTTTTAATTTATCTAAGTCATTAAGATCTAATAGTATTTGTTTCCCCACATTAACAGGAAAACATATTGTAGTGGTATCTTCTTTTTGTGGTTTAGTTTGACTAAAACCTATAAAAGACACCATAAAAAATGTTAATAAAATAATTTTTTTCATAATTAATATTTGTATCTTTGTTTGAACGAACTGTCAATTTCTTTTTTGTCCATTCCTTTTATTTGATCTTTCTTTTGTTCGTAATAATTATTTACGGTTGTTTTTTCACTTTTTATTTTTAATATATTTTCATCAATCTTTTCAATATCTTTTTTATATGATGTGATAGAATCATTTAATTGTAGTTGTAAGTTTTTAACTTTACTAATGTTTTGATCTAATTGATCTAACTTATAATTTAATAATTCAGACCTATCTTCAATTGGTTTAAATATCTTAATTAGAATTATTGTTAATAATAATGTTAATACTACTAATAAGATTTCTTTATAATATTTAACTAAAAAATTTTTCATTTTTCTTTTGGTGTTTTTTTTCTGTTAGCGATAACTTTTGACCATTTTGCCTTAAACTTTTCGTAATAAGTTCTTAACTTAGTGGTAAATTCAACAAATTCATCATTAATGTTTATCATGTCTCCGTTTATGTAAACCCCATTTGTTTCACCAATAGAGAAGAAAAATTCAATATCTAAGTCTTGTATTTTACCTGACCATTCTACGTTATTTGGGTATAAATTAAGAGTATTAAAATCAACTAATTCAGATACTTCACCAACAAACTCGTCCATTGATTCCTGAAATGCGTTTTTATCGTCTGTTGTTAATTGTAATTCTTTTTTATCTTTACCATTTATTGTCATAAGTCCTCCTGAAATCCTATAGGTTGTTTTCTTTTCAAACTTTCTATCTTCAGGAGTTTCTTCATTATCTTCGTCGTTGGGTTCTGCGGTTTCATATTCATCATCAGATTCCTTAATTATACCGTAATACTTATTAAGTATGTCTGTTGATTCCTTCACCATATCTTTGTTAAGAAGATTTCTTGATGCTGACAATAATTTTTTTATTTCTTCCTGTCTATTCATTTTCTAATAATTTACTAAATAATTCAAAATTAAAGGCCGGACTTAAGTCTGTAATCTCACTTAAATAATTACTTTTTGTGACAATACCTTCAAAATTTTCAATACCATTTATTTTTGTGTTGTTTCCCAAAATTTTGACCTCAATATTGTTATCACCACATAATTTTAAACATAAGTCTGAAGTAGATTTCATCTGATCTTCAGTATATGGTTGCCAATAATAATAATCTCTCCATCTTCTTTGGAAAACTTCACTATTATAAATATTGCCAATCCAGTTAATGTAACCAGTTTTTAATGGTTGTTTTTCTAACCAACCTAAATTTTCTAAACAAACAAAAATTGCGTTTTTATTTAAATCATTTTTATTAAAAAATTTTGAGTATTCTTGATCCTCCAATAACTTAACTATTTTACCTTCCCGATCAATAAAATAGTTAGGTATTTTATTGTATGACTCGTTGTGCCTGTATTTTAGGGATGTAATATATTCTTCAGAATATCTGGAGGAATGTATTAATATGATTTGTTTTTTTAAATCTGATACATTTTTAGATTTAAAGTTTCCATATTTTATTATGTCCACCATTATTTTTTATAAATCAATCTTTTCTTATTGTTTTCTTCAACATAGTCGGTTTCCCCCAAATCTTCAATTTCATATGGGGTAAATACCAATGCGGTAGGTTCATCAATCTTTTCTTCTTCTGTTTGTTCAAGAGGTAATAAACCTTTTTTTCTTAATTTTTTAACCCTTTCCCAAACCTTTTTTACTTCGTCGGTACTTAGTCGGTACTTAGTCGGTACTTCGTCGGTAACTTGAGGGGTATGATGAGTTAAATAACTTTCAGGAATCTCAACCTCATCATGTATGGTAACTTGGGGGGTAACTTGGGGGGTAACTTGGGGGGTAAGTTCGTCTTTTCTTTTTCCTTTAAACGCTTGGTTTGTTGCAATAACTAACGTGATTGCCAATGGATCAAACACAAATATCAGAATTAAAATAAAAAGATTTGCCGTTCTTTTAATATCCCAATCAAGTAGTTCGCTAACATACTTTAGAGCTCCCAATTCACTTCCTGAAATTTCTTTTGATTCCATGTTTAAAATATCAATATCAAGTTGTGTGATACTATCATTCATATTATCAATTCTTTTTGCTATAGTGTCCCTTCTAACTTGTGCTTGCGATAATTGAGATTCAAATAATTTTCTATTACCGTCGTTGGCTCTTGTAATTACCTGTCCTGTTCTTCTATCTATAGATTGTGTTGTTGTGTTATTAGATACCCCATCTCTTAACTTAGTAATGTCTCCATCTAAAGTGTTTTTTTCTTTGGTTAACTCAACTTTAACTTCATCAAATCGTTTCTTTTTGACTTCAATATTTTTAACTTGTTTTTCATTTATTTCAAGTTTTGCGATATTACTCTGAAAACCGGTACTTAACAGTCCGTATATCCCTAAAGAGGTAATTATAGATAGTACTATAAGAGCAATTGATAGGTAAATCTTAAGAATACCATAGGTTTCTTTCCATTTATCGTGTAAGTATGTTGCAATTGCAATCTTGGATATTTCAAGAAATGATCCCATAATGATAACGGGTAATGCTACACCAACAAATACTATTGATAAACCAACTACTGAATAATATGCCGCAGTTCCAGATAAACCCAACGCACAAAATAACATAAACCAAGGTAAAAATTTTTCTTTCATATTAATAAACTATACTTAATAAATATAAAAGATAAAGAAAAACCCCCATTTTAGGTGGGGGTTTATATATGATAGGGTTGTTATTTTAAATTAACGATC